CTTCACGAAAGTCTTGTGGGAAATTGGCGGGGTTGGGTGGCGTGTGTTCTGGGACGTTGGTGTCGGGGTTTGTGTATTTGGTTTTAGAGCGAGGTGTGGATGCGCGTTTACGGGGCGGAGTGTCTAGGCTGGGCATTGTGTGTTATCCTTGTGTTGTGGTGGTGTGTGTGTGGTTAGGAGTGAAGTCGTCGCAGGTGTGGTCGGGGTGCGGAGCCTTGGTGTACCCGGCGGACGTGAGTTTGCGGCAATTGAGAAAGGTAATGCCTGATCGGTAGTGATGAGGTGTGGAGGAGAAAAACTCGCATTGTGAGCAGCTTGTAACGTGATTGTAGCTGGTGCGGTAGTTGTGCTTCTTCTCGATTTGCTGGTTGGTCATCTAGGTGTTTCCTTTTTTGTTCCCAGTTCCGTGCAATGGTTTTTGTTTTCTTGGTTAATTCTTCTTTTTTTATATTGCACTTGAATAAATGTGTATGATATAAATCCGTAGACAGTCAAGAAAGATTATGGGCAAAATTACAATGGCGGACAGTATTGTCCCAAGTTTCGGTATTCCGTTTCCGGCGGACAAGCTTCGATACAACGGTGGGGATTTGGAGTGCAAGCTATCTAGGGAAGAACTGGCCGCTATGCCAAAGGAATCATTAGCGGCATTGCTGGAGCTTATTCAGGAGCAACCCAAGCTATCTAAGGAGGAGCCGCTGGATTGGGGGTGGACACTTTCATCTTGGGAGAAGTGCAACGAACTTTGGCCGGAAGCCAAGTGCCAAGTTATCTTTGGTGGCAACCGTAGCTCCAAGACGAATTACGCTACCGCCCTTATGATGGACCTTTTGCGGAAGATCCCTGAGGCTAACTGCTACTCACTTCAGACTAACGAAGAACGCTCCATCCAAATCAACCAAGCTTACCTTTACGAGTACCTGTCCTTGAAGCATAAAGAACTGGAGAAGAAGAAGGGGCCAAAGTTTACACTGGACTGGTCACAGAAAAACGGATTCTCCGGAGATGTATGCATCCTGCCCCCGATTGAAGGTGTGGATAAGGGGTCGGCGTGCTACTTTAAGAACTATTCCCAGTACCACAACAATGCTCAGGCATTTGAGGGATTGAGGGGACACTTGATCCATGCCGACGAAGAAATCCCTTATAAGTTGTTTGAGACGTTGTTTGGGCGGCTGGGTGATTATCATGGGCGGTTACTTCTGACAGTGACCACACTTCAAGGGTACACTCCGTTGGTAAACGATCTGCTCAAGGGGGCTGAAACTTTGGAAACCCGATATGCTCCGTTGGTCGGTAAAGAACTGCCTGTGTTGCAACGCTCAAAGTCATGGCCAGACACCTACATCCATTACTGGTGGACGGAGGACAATCCGTTTATTGATAGCCATGAGATTGTCAGGAGTTACGAGAATCGTCCGATAAACGACAAGTTAGCTAGGTTATACGGCATCCCGGCAAAGAGCCACAGTAACCAATTTCCGAAGTTTAGCAGGACTTCAAATGTTATCCCCCACCATGACATCCCATTCATCAAAGATCCGGAAAGCAATGTGACGCGCTTCCTTGGAGTTGACCCTGGGGACGGTAAACCTTGGGTGTGCCTGTGGGCTGGTTATTGCAGCGACGGTAACTTATACATATATAGGGAGTTTCCAGACATCGGAATGGGCGAGTGGGCATTGCCGCACCAAACCCCGATGGGTGTGCCACTGGGAAAGAAGGGACCGGCACAACGTCCGCTCGGTTGGGGGTTCCAACAGTGGAAGGAACACATCGAGAACATCGAGGGCGACGAGCAGATCATGATGCGGTGGATGGACCCGAACTACTGCAAGCAACCAGTAACAAAGAAGGAGGGGCAGAGCAACCTCTTGGACGAGATGGCGGCGGTAGGAATGCACTTTACCCCGGCGACTTATGATAGTGTTGGGGCAGGTGTCGCCAAGATGAATGAGCTTCTGGAGTGGGACGACACGCAACCAATGTCCGGCACAAACCGACCGAAGCTGTTTATCTCCGACCAGTGTGAGAACCTTATACAATCGATGGTGGAGTACACCGGAGCAGGCAAGGCAGAACAATGGAAAGATTTTATTGACCCGCTTCGGTATATTATAGTATCAGGGTCAGGATACCTTGGGGAAGAGGCAATGGAAACTTTTGGTGGGGGAGGGTACTAACCACGAACAGAAAAAATACACATGAAATTCAAAAAAAGGTTGGAACAAGCAGGAATAGTTCTTTCTCCCTTGAGTTGGGAGAATATATCTGAAAAAGAATGGGTAGCTTCTTCACCATTTAAAGACGAACATTATGAAGTGGATGTGTGTTTATCAAGTAGTGGTGAAATGTACGATTATGGTTTTGGGAAGTATCATTATGTGTGCCCACAAATGGATCAATGCGAAGAAACGGCAGGATATTACTATTCATTAGAAGAAGCGCAGAACGCTTGCCAAGAGGATTATGAAAAACTAATAGAAAAAGCATTTCAAAAAATATGACTTTCGCAGAACAAATGGAAGCCGCTGGGGTGACTCCCGAAATACTAGCTGTCCGGTCAAAAACCAAGGTGCGGACAATCAAGCAGTATATGGCTACTAACAAACCGAGCCAGCGTTGCAAACGTGCGCTCGACAAACTTTCTCTAAAGCTAAACCCACCCCAAGATGCCGCACCATGCTCCAGTGTGGCTCTTCCTACTGTCACAACCGAAGGGGCGGAGGTCGCACAATCCTCCGCCCCTTTTCAGGGCAAGGTGATGGCAAAGTGGAAGCCAAACCGGCGGATGCGCTACATCGACACCGGAGGTGAAGTTGTTATTGCTTGGACACAGGCAAACAAACACCGGAAAGTCGGGCAGGAGGTCCAGTTGGTAGATGAGGGCGGCAGGTGGATGATACGGTCATGAGCAACAATGATGACAGTGTCATAACCAGTATTGACTCAAGTAAACCCCCTTTCCCATTGCCGGAAGGCGGTGTGCTTTCGGAGGAAGATCCATTGTATAGTGACAAGACACATATCTATTGGTATCCGTCGTTGGCGCATTTGATAGCGCAAGACTTTGATTCCGCTGTGTTTGTTGGATATAAAGACCGCAGGTAACGTCAATTCTTGACACCATTGTACAAAAAGAAAGAAAGCAATGATCGAGTATAAGGAAATTCCTTGATTTTTACGCTTTTTATGTTTACACACCATTCTCATCATGGGACAACTGAACGACGAACAACTGATTGATGCGTCCGCCGATGTGGACGTTGGTTACCTCCAAGACATTTACAAAGCCACGCAAGCCGACCTCTCCGAGTGGCTGGAGCAACGGCAAGAGGATTACGACACCCGTCGTTGTCTTTGGAACGGAAAGTCCAGCGACTTTCGGAAGCATGCTCAAGATTCAGAAACTGGGCAAGTGTTTCCGTTTGACGGGGCAAGCGACCATGAGATCCACGAAGTTGACGACCTTATCGGAAGCCACAAGAAGCTTGGCATGGCTGCAATCCGCAGAGCGCAACTCACCGCAATGCCGGTAGAGACACAGGATGTACAAAATGCTTCTGTGGTTTCCAACTACATCCGTTGGATGATGAACGTCAAGATGACGGAGTTCTACCCAGAGACGGAACTTGCCATAGACAACTGGTTGGAGAAGGGGTTGATGGTTTCTTATGTCTACTGGGATTCTGCCGACCGTAAGACCCAGCGCGAAGTCACCATTGAGGAGGTCGCCCAAATGGTCGGGCAGGACATGGACGCTTTCATGACTGGAGAGTTGGACCAGCAGCTTATTGAGGCATTGGTTGGTAGTGTCGATGTGTCTAAAAAGAAGGCGCAGAAGATGATCGACCAAATCCGCATAGAAGGCAGGACCACCATCCCTGTCGTCACAAAGCATCGCAATCAACCTTGTATCCGCACCCTGCCGCCAGATGAAGATTTTTTCCTTCCCGCATGGACGATTGACCCGCAAAAAGCTCCGTACTGTTTCCATGTTATTGCCATGACACCGGACGAAATCCGCTCTAGGGGGGAAGACGAAGGTTGGGACAAGGAGTTTATTGAGGCAGCGTGTGAGCAATCCGGCATGTCCTCCAGCGACCAATACAACCTTTATAGGCGCACGGAAGATTTTATGCTGAACAACAGCGTAGATGAGACCGTGCGGGTTGCATTCTGCTACCAGCGTTTGCTCGACGAGGATAACGTCCCCGGCATCTACTGTACAATTTTCGTACCCGGAGTTGCTGACCTGTATGGCAAACGGTACTTACTGGACTATGCACATGGGGATTACCCTTTTGTTGTCACTCCATTGGAGCGCACCACCAAGCGAATTTACTCTTCCCGATCTTATCCGGAGCTTGCGGCATCCAGTCAAAAGATAATCAAGGCGGAGACGGACGCGAGCATCGACAACCTGAGTCTGTCCACTATGCCTCCGCTTTTGCATCCTCCAGGCCAACGTCCTACTAAATGGGGGCCAGGGGTGCAAATCTCCGTATTCCGTCCCGATCAATACAGGTATGCCCCGACACCAGACAATAATCCTGGTGGCTTCCAACTTCGGGAAGAGGTGCGGATGATGATGAACAAGTTCTTTGGGCGGCAGGATAATAAGGCCGATCCGGTGGAGATCCAAACCAAGCAACAAGACTTAGTTACAAAGGCACTCGACCACATCCGTCGAGTCATGGACCAAGTGTATACCCTTTGCCAACAATTTGGACCCGACGAAGAGTTTTTTCGTGTAGTCGGTGTCCAAGACTTCCAGAAGTACACAAAAGGTTCTCCGGGTTCACGGTACGATTTCTGGATTAACTACGATGTGACTACTCAAGACCCGTCGCAAATGGTAGACCGAGTGAAGGGGGTAGCCGAACTTGGGTCAATTCTCGGGAAAGGTGGCACGCTGGATACGGACAAGCTTCTTCAGATCGGTGTTGGTAGCCTAATGCCGGGAGCTGCCGACCACATTCTCATGCCAGTGGAGCAAGGCCAAGAAAAGGCGATGCAAGAAGAACGGCAGGCGATTGCCGAGTTGGTTGCCGGAGTTCAGCCCAATGTCAGGGAGAACGATGCCCATCAAACCAAATTGCAAGTGTTCCAGCAGTGGTTGCAACAACCGGACATCCAGCAGAAGATTGCACAGGACGAAGCACTCAAGGCTCGCGCTGAGAACCATTACAAGCAACGCGCGTTCCAACAACAACAACGTCAGAATGCTGTGATCGGCAGGCAGGGTGCAATGCCTACGCAATTTGGACAGACCGCACAAATGTAAAAGACATGGAAGAAAACGAACTACTATACGCAATCCAAACACTGAACGAGCATGAGCAATATCGGACTCTGCTCGCCCATATGGAAACTATGCTTGGCGAGCAGATACAAGCGACAGTGACCCCGGCAGTCGGGGTGGATGGCCACATTGACCGAGATAGACATTTTATGAACACAGGCATGACCCAAGGGATGATGCGCTTTATTGAACTGATGAAGCAAACAAAACCGCTTGACGAGTGATGCGGCGTTGGTCTTGATCTGACTTTTGTTCATTAGTGGTTAATGATTATGAAACCCTCATCCTGCGTAGCGGGGTGGGGGTTTTTTGTGCTTGTATTCCCACCGGACGAAACTACCCCGCATTCTGGC